GCGTATAATTCTCAAGGAATAAGTGGTATTACTACATCTACTATTATAACAAGAAATAGACCTCTCGCATTTGTAAGATATGATGAAACTCTGTAACTAAATAAAGAAAAAACTGTGGCAAAATGTCTGCAATAATTACAGATCAAATTAGAATTTTAAATGCAAAAAATTTTCGGAATGGTATAGTAAACACTTCTAATGCTTACTATACTTTTGTTGGATTGACTAATGCTTCTGATTTTAATACAAAATGGGAAGAAGCACCACCATCTCCCAGAGATAATTTTAATCAGGAAAATGATTATTGGGATACCATGATTGCTATGAAGAGAATTACCTCTTCAGATATTATGCATGTTGTACCCAAAAGAACCTGGGCTTCCGGTTCAAAGTATGATATGTATCGCCACGATTATAGTGTCGATAATCTTGCTGCAGTTTCAAGTTCAACAAATCTTTATTCGTCATTTTTCTATGTGATGAATAAAGATTTTAGAGTTTATATTTGCCTTCAGAATGGAACAAGTCCAGATAATCCTACAGGGAAACCTTCATTAGATGAACCGACATTTACTGATTTGGAACCAAGAGTTGCTGGTTCAAGTGGAGATGGATATATTTGGAAATATTTGTACACCTTGAGTCCTTCAGATATTATCAAATTTGATTCCACTGAGTTTTTACCCGTTCCAAATGATTGGGAGACCTCTTCGGATAATGCTCTTGTTAGAGATAATGCTGTAAATGGTTCTATTAAAATCGTAACTGTAACCAATAAAGGTTTAAATGTAGGTGCGGCAAATTTACAATACAGAAATGTTCCTATTAGAGGAGATGGTTCCGGTGCAGAATGCACTATTACTATTGATGAAAATTCTCAAGTTCTTTCTGTAGAGGTATCAAATCAAGGTTCTGGTTATACATATGGAACAATTGATTTAGTTGCTGGTTCTGTACCTACTGGAACAATTAGGCCAACATTCGATGTTATCATTTCACCACAAGGTGGGCATGGAAAAAATATATACAGAGAATTGGGTGCATCTAATCTTTTACTTTATGCGAGAATTGAGAACGACATACAAAATCCAGATTTTATTACTGGCAATAAAATTGCAAGAGTTGGTATTGTAGAGAATCCAACTGAGTATAATTCTAACACAATTCTTGATAAACCAAAAGCAAGTGCAGTGGGAGCACTAAAACTTGTCGGAGCCGGGTACAGTACAGCAGAATTTGCTGTTAACTCATTTGTTTCTCAAACTATTGCAACAGGAACAACAGCATTTGGTAGAATTATTAATTATGACCAAACAACAGGAGTTTTAAAGTTCTGGCAGGACAGGTATCTTGTTGGTTTTAATACTTCAGATGGTTCTGCCAATATAACTCCAAGATATAGTTATGATTTGACAGAATTTACAAGTGCGCCGGACACTGGTGGTTCACTTACAATTGTTCCCGATAATGGGAATAATTCCACTCTATCTATAGATAGTACTTTTACCGGTGCTTCTTCCGTAATAAATAATAGGACCTATTATTATGGTCTAAATTTCGTTGACGGTGTTGCGTTACCAGAAGTTCAAAAACAATCTGGTAGCATTATTTACGTTGATAATAGACCTTCTATTCTTAGATCGTCGAATCAAAAAGAAGACATAAAAATTATCTTGCAGTTCTAAAGGATTATGCCACAACAAACTAATCTCAACGTATCGCCATATTTTGATGATTATGATCCATCCAGCGATTTCCATAAAGTTCTGTTTAAACCTGGTTATCCAGTACAAGCAAGAGAATTAACAAGTCTTCAATCGATTCTTCAAAATCAGATTGAAAAATTTGGTCAACACTTTTTTAAAGAAGGATCCAAAGTAATTCCAGGAAATACAGGATATACTCAACTTTATTATAATGTTCAATTAAATAATTCCTACCAAGGAGTTCCTGTCTCTGCTTATGCAGATCAACTTGTAGGTTTGAGAATAACTGGTCAGAATTCCGGTGTAACTGCTGTTGTTGATAGTGTTCTTCTTCCTATTGATTCTGAAAATGGCAATTTAACATTATATGTAAATTATATTAATTCAAATACTGCAAATAATTTAACACAAGAATTTTTTGATAATGAAGAATTGGTTTGTAGCGCATCAATCAATTCCAGTCTCTTAGGTAATTCTACAATACCTGCAAATAGTCCTTTTGCAGTAACTATTCAACAAAATGCAAGTTCTATTGGTTCTGCATTTCAGATTCAACAAGGTGTGTATTTTATTAGAGGGCATTTTGTACAGGTAGATACTGAAACTCTAATTCTTGATCAATACGCAAACAGACCAAGTTATAGAGTTGGTCTTCAAATTAGAGAAGAAATTATAACTTCTGATTTAGATGAAACTTTAAATGATAATTCTCAGGGATTTAATAATTATTCTGCACCAGGTGCAGATAGATTAAAGATTTCTGTAAGTCTTTTTAAAAAACCACTTGATGATTTTGATGATAATAATTTCATTGAACTTGCTGTAATTGAAGATGGTATAATAAGGTCTCAAGTTAAAAATACAAAATCCGGTTCAAATCAGGTTTTTCGTGAAGATTTGATAGATACTCTTGCACAGAGAACATTTGAACAAAGTGGTCACTATGCAGTAAAACCTTTTGATGTATCTGTATTTAATTCACTTAATAATAATCTAGGCAATAATGGGTTATTTGAAGGTGGGGAATTTACTTATGGTGGATCTACAGCATCTGATGACTTAGCAATATTTAAAATTTCCTCAGGTAAAGCATATGTAAAGGGATATGAGATTGAAACCTCAACACCCACTTTTATTGATGTTGAGAAACCAAGAACAACTAAGGATGTAAATGCAGAATCTTTATCATATAACACTGGCGCAACATTAAAACTGAATAGAGTATTCAGAACACCAGCGCCAGGTATTGGAATAGGTAACACTTATGTTGTAAGTTTACGAGATCAAAGGTGTGGGTCAGATCAAGAAGTTGCCTCAGGAACAGAAATTGGTCTTGCTAGAGTTTATGACTTTAGATTAGAATCCGGTTCATATAGCACAGATAATGCAAACACTAATGAGTGGGGATTATCTTTGTTTGATGTTCAACCATTTACATTATTGACCCTCAATCAGGCACATACTTTATCAGTGCCAACCTTTGTTAAGGGTTCTAATAGTGGTGCTACTGCTTTCCTTAGAGACTCTGTTACTAATTCTACGGCACTAACTCTTTATGAAAGAAATGGTTCTTTTATTGAAAATGAACCTCTTATTTTTAATGGAAATCAAGATGGTAGAATTGCCATTGCAATTACAGAAAAATCTATTGCTAATGCAAAATCTATTTTTGCCACTGAAGATAGATTAGTTGGTATTAATACCTTTGCTGCTGATATTGTCCAAAATAACGTATTTAATGTCGGTGTTGCTACAGTTGGTCACACTGGTAGAGTAGAAAGTGCTAATCCAAGATTCTTGGATATTGTAAAAGTTGATGATCTACTTACATATTCAGATCTTGTAAGATCAACTGATAAAATTATGGTTAAAGTGACCGCAGTTGATACTAGTAGTGTTACAGTTCAAGGTGTTCAAACTGTTGCTGGTATTGTTAATGGGACTCTCCCACCGTCAGGGTCTATAAATGTTTCTGATATGAATATTGTAAGGACTTCTCTTGAGAAATCATCGGACAATACTTTATATACAAAATTAACTAAACAAAATATTGCTACTGTAGACCTTAATGAATCTACAATCACTATTAGAAAAGTCTATGATGTAAATATTCTTTCCAATGGAACTATTGATACTTCAACAAGCATGGATGCGGGAGACAGAGAAGTCTTTTTACCATTTTCTGCTAATAGATATTCTCTTATTCGAACTGATACTGGAGAAACTATTGAATTGACAGAAAACAAAATATCATTCAATGCTACTAACACAAAAATTTTAAATATCTTTAATATTGCTGGTGGTGCCGGTGCAGCAAAATTAGTTGCCACTTTAAGAAAATCAAAACCAAAATCAAAGATTAAAAATAAAATTAATGTAAACTCCTTAATAGTCAATAAATCAAAACTTGAGGGATCAGGTATTGGCACAACAACTTTAAATAATGGTCTTGAATATGGAAACTATCCTTTTGGAACTAGAGTTGAAGATGAAATTATTTCTCTAAATGTGCCAGATGTTTTAGAGATACATGGCGTATTTGAATCCAGTGGAACTAGTGATCCCATTGCTCCAAAAATTTCATTTTCCAACATTGTTAGTCAAACTTCTACAACTCAAGATATTATAAATGGCGAAATACTTATTGGCCAAACGAGTGGTGCAATTGCTGTTACTGTAGGAAAACCAGATAACTTAAGTATATCATTTATTACAAAAAATCAAATTGATTTTGTTGAGGGTGAAACAGTTATTTTTCAAGATAGTTTAGTTGAAGGTACTATCAGCACTATAATTGAAGAGAGTTTTAATATATCCTCCAATTATACATTTAGTACTGGACAGAAAAAAACAATTTACAGTCATAGCTCTTTGAGAAAAAGACCTTCTGCTTCTTCACCAACTAAGAAAATAATTGCATACTTTTCTTCTGCTAAGTATGATGGCGGCGATACTGGAGATATCACAACAGTAGAAAGTTATAACTCCTTTGATTATGCAACAGAAATTCAATCATTTGATGGGATTTCTAATAGTGATATTATTGATATTAGACCAAGAGTTTCAAATTATATAGTTTCTGAAGGAGCACGTTCTCCTTTAGAGTTTGAGGGAAGAGTATATAATCAATCAGGAAATTCTGGTGCAAATATTCTTGCTTCAAAAGAAAATTTAGTATTTGATTTTTCTTTTTATCTTGGAAGAATTGATAGACTTTTCCTCACAAAAGATGGTAAGTTCCAGGTTGTTTATGGAACCCCTGCAGAAAAACCAGAATCGCCTATGGGAATTAATGATGCAATGGAGATTGCATCAATTAATCTACCTCCATATCTCTTTAACCCCGAACAAGCATCTCTCAAGTTCTTAGAACATAAGAGATATAGGATGTCAGATATTAAGCAACTTGAGAATAGAATTAGAAATTTAGAATATTATACATCATTATCTTTACTTGAATCTAAAACAGAGAGTGCTTTTATTGCTGATTCTGATGGTCTTAATAGATTTAAGAGTGGATTCTTTGTTGATAATTTTAATTCATTCAAATCTCAAGAAACTAAATCAATTATTAATAATTCAATTGATAGAAAGAACAAGGAGTTAAGACCAAAGCATTATACAAATTCTATTGACCTTATTTTTGGACCTGTTGAAGAAATAAGTTCATCCACAGATTTTAAATTTAATGTAATTGAAGGTGAAAATATTTCTAGAAGTAATGATATAGTTACCCTTGATTATTCAGAAGTTAGTTGGTTGCAGCAAACATTTGCTACTAGATCCGAAAGTATTACTCCGTTTACGGTAAGTTTCTGGCAGGGTACGATAGAACTTACTCCATCTTCAGACACTTGGGTTGATACTGTTAGAGTTCAGACTAGAATTATTGAAACTGAAGGTAACTATGCCGCTACAGTTGATTACTATGAGAGAACTAATGAGTTAGACCCTCAAACAGGATTTGTTCCCATTCTTTGGGATTCTTGGGAGACAAATTGGACCGGTGTATTAGATACTGTAGAATCTGAAAGTAGAACAGCAACTGATGCTACATCAGAATCTACTAAGAAACTTGATGGAACATCTGGTCCCGGTCAGTGGGTAAGGAGAAATGCTACTACTGTTTCTCAGGAAGAATTCCAAGAAACATTTGATCTTGGAACAGAATCTAGAGGAGGAACGCGAACTATTGTTCATGAGGAATATGAGAAGACTTCTATTAATGATAGAATTGTAAGTAGAGATCTTGTTCCATTTATGAGATCTAGAAATATTGAATTTAATTCCAGAAAATTAAAACCCGGAACTCAAGTTTATCCATATTTTGATGGAATTGATGTATCAAGATATTGTGTTCCAAAACTCATTGAAATTACAATGACATCTGGTACTTTTACTGTTGGTGAAAATGTACGCAGTATCCCTTTAAAGAAAGGTGTTTCTGCTCCTAAGTTCTATGCAAGAGTTGCACAAATTAATCATAAAGGTGGAGAGTATAATGCAGCAACAAGAACTTACGACCAAAATCCATATAATGGTCAGTTGATTCCGTCTTCATACAATTCAACTTCAACTATATTAAATATCGATACATATTCTTTATCAAATGAGACTCAAGGTGAGTATTATGGATATATTGAAGTTGGAACTTTACTTGTTGGAGAAAGTAGCGGGGCAACTGCAACAGTATCTGATTTGAAGTTAGTTGTCGATAACCAATCATCTCTCATCGGCAGTTTCTATATTCCTGAGACAATTACGTCATATCATCCAAGATTTGAATCTGGCATTAGATCCTTTACTCTTTCTAGTAGTGATACCAATGATGTTGAAAATGTAACCACCATAGCTTCAGAATCATACTCTGCTACTGGTATCATTGAAAATGAAGGTTCTGTTAGAAATATTAGACTTGAAGATAAGAAAGAATTTGAACAGCAGACAGTGAGTAGATCCTCTGGAACACAGATTGTTGGAACCAGTGTGGTCAATAGAACTTCTCCTGAAACTATTACTGCTTGGTATGACCCACTTGCTCAAACTTTTACTGTTGATGACGAAACTGGTATTTTTATTACTAGGTGTGATATCTTCTTTAAATCCAAAGATGACATGGGTATTCCCATCACTATGCAAATCAGAACAGTAGATGGTGGAATTCCAACTTCTAGAGTTCTCCCTATGTCAGAGGTGATCTTAGATCCTGATGAAGTTTCAATCTCAACTGATAGTTCTATTGCCACATCGTTTACCTTCAAAGCACCAATTTATCTTGAAGGAAGAAAAGAATACGCGATTTGTTTATCCACAAACTCGACAAAGTATGATACTTTTGTATCAAGAATTGGGCAAGAAGATTTTCTTACAGATACTCTGATTTCTACACAACCATTCTTAGGTTCGCTGTTCAAATCACAAAATGCATCTGGATGGGAGGCAAGTCAGTGGGAAGATCTTAAGTTTACACTTTATAGAGCAGAGTTTGATACTTCCGGTTCAATTGACTTGTTCAATTCACGTTTGTCTGTCGGAAATAAGCAAGTCCCAAATCTGCTACCAAACTCACTTGAATTGAAATCAAGAAAAATTAAGATAGTTCTTTCTGCACCAGATGATGGAACTAACGCTTATGAATTAGGAAATACTTTCCATCAAGATGGGACTAACGCCACTGGCAATTTAGTTGGTGTTGGAGGTTCAGCAACAGGAACTCTGACGGTATCTAATCCAGGTGTTGGATATACTCCAGCTTCTGGTGCTCAAACTCGTTCGGTGCCATTAATAACCCTCTCTGGAAATGGTAGTGGTGCCAATGCCAACATTACATTTCAAAACGGAGTTGCTATTGGCGCAACTATTTCTACGGATGGTGGAGGTAGTGCATATAATGTGGGAGATGTTCTTAGTATTTCCGGTGTTGATGTTGGAAGAGACTTAAGATTAACTGTTGCCGGTGTTGCTGCTACAAATACTATTGTACTTGATAATGTTGTTGGTGATTTTATTTCTAATAGCAGCAATGGAATTAAATATGTTTCAAGTAATAATTCTGTTGGATTTACCACATTCTCTATCAGCAATGTTTCCGGACCAGTATACCCATTATCAATAACTACATTCGCAAATGATTCTGATGGAAGACATATAAAAGTCAACCATGCAAATCATGGTATGTATTTTGATGATAATAGAGTTGAGATAAGTGGCGTTGAATCTGATATAGTTCCTACTCGACTTACAATTGCATACGATGTAGGTTCTCAAGGTTCAATTTCTGTAGAAAGTAATGCTTCCTTTACTGAGTTTGAGAAGTTCCCTGTAGGGAATACGAACCGTGGTTATTTGAAAATTGGCGATGAAATTATAGAGTATACATCTACATCAGGATCAAATGTTATTGGAGGAACAATTACTAGAGGTGCAAATAAAGCATCTTATCCAATTGGCACATTAGTTTACAAGTATGAACTATCTGGAATTAATCTAGCAAGAATTAACAAAATTCATGATATGAATGATGTTACTGTTACGAATCCAATCACCTTAGATTCTTACTATATCAAACTTAACATGGCGGAGAAGTTTAATGTTAATAATCTAGATCGCAGCACAGAAAGAAATACAGATGATGCACCTTCACTTTATGTTCAAGATACAAAATCTGCTGGTGGATACGGAATTAGAGCATCTCAAAATATTCCTTATGAAATTGTAACTCCGATGATTCAGTCTCAGACTGTTCAGGGTTCTACAATTAATGCCCAGTTTAGATCCACAACAACTACTGGAATTGGTGGAAATGAAATTCCATTTGTTGATAATGGATTTGAATCAATTGTATTAAATAAACCAAATTTCCTCTCTACACCAAGAGCAATATTCTCTAAAGTTAATGAGGATCAAAAACTTACTAATGTTCCTGGCAATAAGTCTATGACTCTTAGATTATTCCTGAACTCCGTTGATACAAGAGTAAGTCCTGTAATTGATTCTCAAAGAATGAATACAATCTTTACTACAAATAGAGTTAATAATCCAATCACAAACTATATTACAGATCCTAGAGTAAATAGTATTGATTCCGATCCTTCTGCTTTTCAATATATCTCTAGAGAACTTTCTCTGGAGAACTCTGCAACTTCACTTAAGATTGATCTTAATGCTTACATTAATACTTTCTCTGATATCAGAGCATTCTATTGTGTTGGAAATGAACCAACATCAAATCCTATCTTTACCCCATTCCCAGGATTCTCAAATCTAAAATCAAATGGAAACATCATAAATCTAAAAGATAATGATGGTCATCCTGATACTGAGATACAAAAAACGAATGTCCTTGATTTTAATAGCAACAATCTTGAGTATAAGGAATACATCTTTACAATGGATAATTTGGAACCATTTAGATACTATAGAATCAAACTCGTAATGACATCGACTAACCAAGTTTATGTTCCTAGAGTTAAAGACCTTAGAGTTATCGCATTAGCATGACAGAATATCATGGAGTAGAGGGTCACTCAAATCTTTTAAGAGACCCTAATAATGATTCAATTGTAAATATAGATTCTCTTGGTTATGAAAGATATATTACCAGTCGTGAATCTAAAAATAAAAAGAATCAAAAAATACAGAACATTGAAAAAGAGGTTGCTAATATAAAAGAGGATATCAACGAAATCAAAAACTTACTAAAGGAGTTATTAAATGAACCCAAATGAAATTGAACTTACAAATTTAACTAAGAGTTTTGAATATACAAAACTTGCATCAAAAATAGATCAATGTGAAGATATAGTTGAATTGAGAAATTTGGCAAAATCATTTTGCAAATTATATTTTAAGCAACAAGAAACTATGTCTATTATAGGATTGAGATAAATACACACATAGGAAACTTGTGAATAAATGGCACAACCATCATCTAGACAGACTTTAATTGATTATTGTAAGAGACAGTTAGGAGCTCCTGTATTAGAAATCAACGTTGCTGATGAGCAGATTGATGACTTAGTTGATGATGCCCTTCAATATTGGAATGAGAGACATTATGATGGGGTTTCTCAGATCTACTTAAAGTATAAAATTACACAAGATGATGTTAATAGAGGTAGAGCACCAGCAGGAGAAAGTTCTACGGCAGGAGTAACAACCAGCACTGCTAGTACATCTATAGTTGGTACGGCAACTACTTTTAGTTTTACTGAAAATAGCAATTACTTACAAGTTCCTTCAGATATCATAGGTATTCAGAAAGTATTTAAATTTGATGGAACTAATACTGCTGTAAGCAATATGTTCAGTATTAAATATCAAATGTTTCTTAATGACATTTATTATTGGGGAACATCCGAAGTGCTGACGTATGCTATGACAAAAACGTATTTGGAAGACATAGATTTTCTTCTAACTACAGAAAAGCAAATTAGATATAATCAAAGAATGGATAGATTATATCTTGATATAGATTGGGGAGGAGTAAGTGTAGGAGATTACATTGTTATTGATTGTTATAGATTGTTAAATCCAAATGATTTTTCAAAAGTTTGGAATGACACTTTTGTTAAAAAATATTTGACTATGCTTATTAAAAAACAGTGGGGTCAAAATCTTATTAAGTTCCAAGGAGTTAAACTTCCTGGTGGAATAGAACTTAATGGAAGACAGATTTATGATGATGCTATAAAAGAAATTGATGATTTAATGGAGAAGATGTCAAATACATATGAACTTCCTCCTTTAGATATGATAGGTTAATATGTTAAATCCATTTTTTATTCAAGGTACAAGTGGAGAACAGAATCTTGTACAAGATTTAATAAATGAGCAGTTAAGAATGTATGGTGTGGAAGTTTATTATCTTCCACGTTCTTTCCTGTCCACAAATACTGTTATTGAAGAAGTTATTGAATCTTCTTTTGAAAATGCATATCCTATTGAAGCGTATGTTCAAAATTACGAAGGGTATGATGATAATAGTACATTACTTTCTAAATTTGGAATACAGTCAACACAAGAGATGACTTTCATCATTTCAAAAGAAAGGTATGAAAATTATATTGCTCCATTAACCGATGGTATAGCAAATCTTAAATTAACATCTAGACCGAAAGAGGGCGATATCATTTATATGCCCCTTGGTGATAGAATGTTTGAAATAAAATTTGTTGAACATGAAAAACCATTCTACCAATTACAAAAAAATTATGTCTATGAGTTAAGATGCGAACTCTTCAGATATGAAGATGAGATCATTGATACCGGTATAGAAGATATTGATGATACTCTAGTTGGGAGTGATTCAGATGGTGTTAGTGAATCTGGTTATTCTACCATCCTTGGTGGTACACTAACAATGACTTTAGTCGGAAGTGCAACGACTGCTACTGCTATTACAGGTATAGTTAATGGAGGTATCCGTTCTATTACTGTAGGAAAGCAAGGTGCTTTTTACAATATAGCTCCAAGAGTTGCTATTTCATCAGCACCTTCTGGAGGAAACACCGGTTTTGCAACCGTTACAATTGATAGAGATGCTATTAGTTCTGTAGATATAATAAATGCTGGTGCTGGTTATACAGTGGCACCTGAAATATTATTCGTAAGTAAAACTGGAATTGGTGCTACTGCTAGTGCAACCCTTGGAAGTGGTTCAATAGGAATTATCACAGTAACTAGTGGGGGTTCTGGTTATACAACCTCTCCAACCATTACATTTACTGGTATATCTACTGTATCTGCGGCAGCAACAGCAATTCTCTCTTCTACTGGAACTATCACTTCTATTAATATCACAGATGCTGGTATAGGATATACTATAGCACCTACAATTACAATTTCATCTCCAGGATCACCAGACACTGGAGACTTTACTTATAATGAAATTGTGACCGGTTCTACAAGTGGTACAACCGCAAGAGTCCGAACATGGAATACAACTACTAATGTTCTTGAACTTGGTAATGTTACTGGAACTTTCACTATTGGAGAAACTATTGTCGGTACTTCTTCTTCTGCTACACATACGGTGTTTTCATTAGATAATGATCCTGCTGATGACGGATACTCAGAAAATGACACTATTGAACTTGAAGCAGACGGAATACTTGATTTTACCGAGAAAAATCCTTTTGGGATGCCTTAACTAAATATTATTATAGTGAACAAAAATTATGTTTGAGTTTTTTTACCACGAAATTCTAAGAAAGACTATCATATCATTTGGTACTCTTTTTAATAACATTAATATTCAGAAGAAGGATGCTTCTGATACAAATTTCAGTGTGATGAAAATACCTCTAGCATATGGTCCTACGCAAAAGTTTTTGGCAAGACTTGAGCAATCAGGTGATTTAAACAAATCTACATCATTGTCTTTACCAAGAATGTCTTTTGAGTTTACTGGTCTTACTTATGATTCTTCTCGTAAAGTTACTACAACTCAAAAGATTGCTGTAAAAGACCCCAATACAGAAAAGAAGGTAAATAAGACTTTCACTCCGGTTCCTTACAATATGCAATTTGAACTTAGCATCATGTCTAAGTTAAATGACGATGCTCTTCAGATTGTAGAACAAATTTTACCATATTTTCAGCCAGCATTTAATCTTAGTGTAGAACTTGTTGATACAATAAACGAAAAAAGAGATATTCCTATCATATTAGAAAATATTACAATGCAGGATGATTATGAGGGAGATTACTCTTCTAGAAGAGTTCTTCTTTATACATTAAGATTTACTGCGAAGACATATCTGTTTGGTCCTGTTACAAGAGTCGAACCAATCAAGCAAGCAACACTCTCTTACTATACTGATAATTCTGAAAAGAGAGACATTGCTTATAGAGTTACACCTAGAGCAGTCAAAGATTATGATAATTCTGTTGTAACTCTTCTTACTGAAGATATTAAAAGTGGAGATACTACTATTACAGTAGACAATAATAGTAGTATTACTGCAAATACTTACTTTGAGATTGACGGAGAATTAATATATATCAAAAAAATTGGTAGCAATAACCAACTTACAATTGATAGAGGAAGAGACAATACTACAGCAAAAGATCATGTTAGGGGAGCAGAACTCAAATCCATAACACAAGCAGATAATGATTTAATTGAAATTGGAGACGATTTTGGATTTGATGGTAATACATTTATGTAATTGAATATGACTAATAAATTTGATGGTTTAGATGAAGCATTTGAGGTAGAGGGAGAGATACTTCCCAAAGAAAAACCTGAAATCGAAAAAGTAAAACCTAAAACATCTTCGTATGAAGATGTTAGGAAAGACTATGAATACACCCGTGGTAATTTATATTCAATTATAGAAAAGGGGCAAGAAGCAATTAATGGTATTCTTGAACTGGCACAAGAAACAGAGCAACCAAGAGCATATGAAGTTGCTGGTCAGTTAATTAAGAGTGTTTCCGATGCTACGGATAAATTAATGGAACTTCAGAAGAAGTTAAAAGATGTGGAGGAAGATACTGCCCAAAAAGGTCCAACAAATGTTACTAATGCTTTGTTTGTAGGGTCTACTGCTGATTTGCAGAAGATGCTGAAAAAGGTAGATAAAAATATAAATAGTTAAAAAAGAAAGAGATGGCGGCAACACCTTCGGTAAATATAGTTATTCCACAAGGTTCTGAATTCACAGAAACTTTCTTGTCTACAGAAACTAATGGAGATACCACCAATCTTGCCGGATACATTGGTGAAGCAAAATTGAAAAAACATGCAGGGTCTGCAACATCTTTTACTTTTTCAGTTTCCATAACCGCAGCATCTGGAGAAGTTTCCATAGGAATGACTTCTGGAGCAACTGCATTACTAGAACCTGGAAGATATATGTATGACGTGGTATTAACATCATCATCAGGTGCTAAATCTAGATTAGTGGAGGGAATGTCACTTGTTACTGCAGGAATTACACTCTAATTAACACCATGCCTATTATAAGAAAAAAATCATCAAGCGCAAAGAGAGTACAATCAGTTAGACAAGTTTCAAACTTTGAAGAACTTAATGATGTTAATATTGAAAGCGTTGGTAATGCTCAAGACGGGCATGTTTTAGTTTATGATGCTAGCATAGACAAATTTGTCTTAGTGGATCCCGATGTAGTGCTTTCTACATCCGTACAAGATAGCGATCTCCCCGATGATTTTATTTCTCAACTTGAAGGAGAACTCGATCTTGGAGAGATACAAATAGATGTATTAGATGGAGGAGGATTCTAATGCGTAGTTTTAGAGGAATAGATAACGTTAATTTTGGAACTTTAAACGCTGCTAAGAATAGACATGTAGTAAAATATGATGCATCCACTAATCAATATGTATTAATGAATCCGGATGGAATTTTATCAGGATCAGCAGCAAGTGGTGATATATCTGATAATTTTGTTAGACAAGTTGAAGCAGAAGTGGATACTTCCAATATGAATTTGGGAAAACTAGATGGCGGTTCTTTTTAAACATAAATAAATAAAGCAAAAGAAAATTAGTAATTAAAAGAAATGACAGCTCCTGTAATTCAGTTTAAGAGAGGTCTTCTTGCTAATCTCCCCGGACTGAGGGCAGGTGAACCTGGATTTACTACCGATAGTTATGACTTATATGTTGGTATTGACTCCACCACAAATAATAATCAATTTGTAGGATCGGGAAGATTTTGGTCGGTTGGTTCTGCTTCCGTAGGTAGCGGAGTCAAACTTGTAGAAGGAACTAATAATGGCACCAATGCCATTACAATCAAAGCACCTGATAGTCTTGCTTCTGATGTTTCCTTCACTTTTCCAGGAACTGATGGGTCAAACAATCAAGTCCTGGCAACAGATGGTTCTGGAACTCTCTCATTCATTGATGCAGTAGCAACACTAAACATTGCTGGTGATTCTGGAACAGATACTGTAGCACTGCTTTCAGAAAACCTTACATTTAGTGGTACTTCAAACGAAGTTAACACTGCAGTAACTAATAATACAGTAACTATTGGTCTTCCCGATGATGTAACAATCGGTCAAGACTTAACAATTACAAGAGATCTAGCAATTGGTAGAAATCTTGATGTAACTGGAAATGCTGTATTCAGTAGTACTGGTTCTATTCAGTTACCAAGAGGAACTACCGCACAGAGATTAAGTGGTGTTCTTGGACAAGTTAGATATAATACATCCTTATCTCAGTTTGAAGGATATGGTGCAGGTAATGCATGGGGATCACTTGGAGGTGTTAAAGACGTAGATGGAGATACATTTATTAGAGCAGAATCTGCTGCTGGACAAGATGAAGACTCACTTGAGTTTTTAACAGCAGGAACTGCTAGAGTTTCAATTGACTCTACTGGTAATGTTGGTGTTGGAACAACTGGCGGAGCAGAGGCAGATTCCTCTAATACTACGGTCTTAAATGTTGGTATCGTTACTGCAAACAATTACTATGGAACAGGTGGAGATCTTAAGTTAGGACCCGCAAGTGATGGAAGTTTAACAACATCTGGAGCACTTAATACGTTTACAACAACATCATCAATTGTTAATAGTATAGATGACCTAAACGAAGTAGCATTCAACATCATCAAGAACACTGCTGTTACCGATGTTGGATTTACTGCAAACACAACTTCTGGTGCTGCTACTCTTAACGTAACTCTAACGATTACTTCTTCAGGCAATGCTAATCGTTTTGATATTACTTGGGGAGATGGAACTAGCACTCTAGATACGACAGATTCAACACCTTCCCATGCATATACTAATAGTAGTGGTGGTACTTATAATGTTACAGTTGTAGCAAGAAATGCTTCTGGTGTAGGTGCAGGTCACTCTCAGTCTCTAACGAAAAGTAACTTCATCACAGTATTCACTCCTGCTCCTGTGATGGGATTCAGCTTGTTCAGAGCATCTTCTGGCGGATCAGCACTAGGTGGAAATGACCTCTATGTTATTGATAATGGTGGTGGTCCTAGCAACTATCACACATTATTCCTTGATAATACCACTTCAAATGCAACAGGTGTAGGTGCAACGTTTACCATTAACTGGGGAGATGGAACTTCAGTTGATAGTGTAACTACAGATAATGCTGCTGGTGGACCAGGTGGATCTGCCGGAAGACTTTCGCACCAATGGGCAGACGGCACAAGTAGTAGCACAAGCACAGATAACGTCACTCTTACTATTACCAATCACACAACAACTGATCCATCTGAGATTCCGAAAGCAACATCGACAGCAATCAAGGTTTATCAGGATGATGTTGCTGCTCCTGCTAATCTTGGGTCTAAGACTCTTTCTAATGTTTCCAGTCAAGGTACTTCACCAAGACTCGCATCTGGATATACTACAAATAGTGTATCTGGATTATCTGCTGGTGATTCTGTTACAAGAGTTTCAAGTGGAACGGCAGTTGCTGGTCCTATAACAACTTTTGCTTATGATGCAAATAATGGTACACTCTCTGCAAATGTAACTGGATCTACCGATGGAAGCAGAGGGTTTACAAGTAATGATGATTCAGGAACTTACACAAGCCTTATAATTGATTCTGAAAGTGATTATCAACTTTTAAATTCTTCTGGTTCATCAACATCCTTTGCAAACAGTATTTACTATCCAGGTCTTTATAAAGGATTTAAGGCAAGAGTTTCTAAGTCTGTTGCATCTTTGTCAACCGGCGCAAATAGTATGCAACTGGTTCATAGTTCACAAGGTTCTACGAATACTGTTACGTTTGTAAAGGATGACCTAACTGCAAGTCCAAGCATCTCTGCAACAGGAAGTCTTGCTCAGGGAACCGCAGGAACATTTAGATATATTTCTGGTATTCCTTACTACAATTCTGGTTCTCCAACTTTGACTCTTTCTGGGGTAACAATTTCTAATTTGGTTGGACAGTGTTATACCAACCAATCAAATATTGTTGAAGTTGATGATGGAAGTAATCAAGAGGGAACATCATCGAACGCAATTACTAACACAGATTATACATATGCTCAGATTGATGGTTCTACGACCCTGCTTGATGGGGCTGTTCCAAAAATAAATATTGGTACTTCTTCTCCATATGCAATTGGTGCTCTTACAGTCCCAATCACTTCTTCAAATGTAAGAACTATCAGTAGAGTTAGGACTCGCGCTCGTAATGTAAATGGTGTTAGTTCCTATGGTTCAGACATTTCTACAAATATTCAGGTTCATAAATCTGCACAGAGTGGAATCAGTGAAATCGCAATTGCAGTTTCTGATTCATTGGGAGATGGATTTGATGATGATGGAGTAAGAATTTATGACTTTAAGGATGAATCCACTGATAACCCATCATTTACTGGAAGCACTAACTTCTATACAAATCAACCATATACTGAGGCATTAACCTCAGGAACTGTTGGTATTAAAGAAGCAATTGTTAGACTTGGAGTTATCAAGTTTGACCAAACTGATTTCTCTTCTGGTTATCTGCCTGTTGGTCCCGATAGGAGTTCTGCTCCAGCAAAACAATACTTTACGTTCGCCTTCCGACGAACGCCGCTTGCTAACTTTAATATAAATATTACATCAAGCGGAATCACGGGTCTCTGGATTGCAGCACCAGGAACTCAGATAGATAGTAGTAGTGGTATTAATGGTTGGTTGAGAGCAGACACACAATATGCTGGTAGCGGTATTCCTGGTTCCGATACTAGCAATAGTGGTAATGGTAGTGATGGATGTGCTTCAACTGGCGGTGATAGAATCCTAGCAGATACTGCACTAAGTGGAAGTTATACAATGACTCTCGGTGAAGAAAATCTTAGTAATGCTACTGGTAATGTTATTTTGATACGAATCGCATTAGATTCTGGTCAATCCGTAACAGCTCTTTCCGTATCCTAAGGTTAATAAGTAAATGGCAATTTCAGAAGCACAAAAGGTTGACTTTCTTTGGAAAAAACTTGGTTACGGACGTGCCAAAACCGATACCAATGCTAACAAGAAGGCAACTAACGAATCAATAGCAAGTCCACTCCTCTTAAGAGGAAATAATGTTTGGTCTCAAGCAGGTGATATTCCAGCAACCATGCCTGCTTCATCAGCGGGTGTTGTTACAGTATACCCAACATCTGCACCAGATGAGACCGTAGCAGATGCTACAGCATCTACTAATAGAACATGGAAAACTGAACTAACTGACTGGATACCACCAGAGATTGGATCAACTTACCTTGTAAAGGTATATATTCACACTGCTGGTGATGCTTCTAACGCTGCTGCTAGCGGTACTCAGGTATTTGGTGCTGGTTCTGGTAATAATGATGAATGGTTCTTTGATTATCAATCAGGCACACTTCATTTTATTGGAACAAACTTACCAAACGGAGTTAATTTCTCAGGTAAGAGTGTTTATGTAAGTGGTGCAAGATATACCGGTATCAAAGGTGTTGCCGTTCCCGGAGCAACCGGAAGTTTTACCGATGTTGATGCAGAAGATGGTAATTTCACTGGAGTTACTACTAGTGCTGGTGGTGCATTTTCAAACCAAGTAAGAGTTGGTGTTGCTGGTTCATCAGAAATTGATACTATTAGTGGAAATCTTGTCTTAGATTCTGCTACAGGAACTGTTGAAATTGATGATAATGTAACTATCAGCGGAGATCTTGATGTCGATGGACGCACTGATCTTGATGACTTAGTTGTTACAGGTGTTTCTACATTCTCTG